GGGTTACGGAATGGCAATCCTTGAGGCAATGAGTAAAGGTATAAAGCCAATTATTCATAACTTCTACGTTGCGGATGAGTTTTACTCTGAACAATATTTGTTTAACACTGTCGGGCAAGCTGTGGATATGATAACAAATGAACCCTATGATTCAACAGAGTACCGGCGATTCGCCGAACAGCACAACGAAACCAAACAGCTTGAAGAGATAAGTGAGTTGGTGCGAGAAGTAATGGGCGAGTAAACAAGGTAAAGAAGGTGCGGTAATGCCGAGAAAAACGAGATATACCCAAGAACATGAAGAGGCGGTGGTTACCGCCCGAAAAGAAGGCAAAAGTTATAACGAAATACAAAAAGAAATCGATATTAGTCGTTCTAAAATTGCCGAAATAGTAAAACGATATGGGTTGCAATCAGACCGGTCTGCAACAAAAAAAGCGACTGAAACGCTCATCGATAGAACGCATAACAAAGCGCTGGAACTGGCCTATATATTTTTATGCAAATTTAAGAAAATGGTATCAGGTCAAGAATTGCCCGCTAAAGATTATCAGCACATTACTACCAGCTACGGGATCGTAATCGATAAACTTCAACTTCTGAAAGGGGCGCCAACAGCAATTACCAAAAACGAAAACACGAATTCTGATTGGGTAAAATTGGATCCCAAAGATTTTGAGCTCGACGAGTTAAGGAAAATTGCGAATGCAATACGTAGCAAGCCCGAAGGAGTTTGATAGAGTTCTATATTCACGGAGCTTTTATGATTTTTTACAAACAGATGGGAAAGCATATTGGGTTGATGGCGAACATCTTCGAATCATAGCGGGTAAGCTTCAAGAGGTTGCGGAAGGCAAACTAAAAAAAATGATAGTAACGCTTCCGCCGCGGCATGGCAAATCCGAATTAATATCGAAAAAATTCCCTGCTTGGTATCTCCTTCAAAACCCGAATCAAGAAATTATTATATCGACTTACTCAGCGGATTTGAGTTATGATTTTTCAAGAATAGCCAGAAGTACGTTCTCACGCCATTCTGAGTTGTTCGACCTCCAGCTTGCGAAAGATTCTCAATCAGTTGCGAGATGGGGGATAGAAGGGTATCGAGGAGGTTTAGTAGCAGCTGGGGTTGGCGGGCCGATAACTGGGAGAGGGTTTCACGTAGGAATCATCGATGACCCAATAAAAAATCGCGAAGAGGCAAATTCTGACACTATCCGCAAAAAGATAATCGAGTGGTACAAATCGACCTTCCGGACTCGAGCATATCCTAACGCCGCACAGATAATAGTACAAACGCGGTGGCACGAAGCTGACCTTACCGGCGTACTTCTTCAGGAACAACCGGAAGAATGGTTTCTTTTAAACCTGCCGGCTTTCGCCGAAGATAATGATCCGATAGGAAGAAGAGAAGGCGCACCTCTATGGCCGGAAAGATATTCTGAGCATGAACTTTTAAAAATTAAAAAAGATATTGGCACTTACGAATGGCTTGCGTTGTACCAGCAAAGGCCAACAGCACTTGAAGGCAATATATTCCGGAAAGAATGGTTTAGATATACAGGCAGTATTCCCAAAAACATAACCATTTACCAAACTATTGATCCGGCGGTATCTACAAAAACGGAAGCGGATTACTTTGTAGAGTTAACGTTTGGTGTTGACGATAAGCACAACATCTACATTATCGATTTGTTTCGCGGGAAACTCGAATTCCCCGATCAAATAAGAGCCATCGAATCTAATTATATTAAGTGGAAACCGTTAAGAATCGGGATCGAATCCGTTGCTTACCAAGCAGCACTGGAACAAACACTCAGGACTAAATCGATGTTACCGGTTATGAAACTCCGACCATCAGCAGATAAAGTTACCAGAGCATTGCGTGTTACGCCTATGTTTGAGAATGGCAAAGTGTATATTTATGACCATTTCCCAAATAAACCGGAATTCGAAACTGAATTGATGCAATTTCCAAACGGGCGGCACGACGATATTGTAGATAGCGTTTCTTATATTGCCGATATGGTAGATGAATTTTACACAGCAGAAATATATAGAGTCAGGTGGTAGACGATGAAAACGAACTTATGGAAACTGTACCAGGGTAAAGCCTATGATGAACTCTATCTTAACGATAGGGGGTTGCCGGGGAATACTAAGAAAATATATAATTCGGCGCCGCTCATCATCAACATGGACATATCGATGATACTCAAGGGGTTTAACGTCGCCGGAAAGGCTGCCGAAATAATCATTGCGTCGAACGACTGGGAATACTCTAAAGAAAACCTTACGCTAAAAATATTGCTTGAAGGGCGGGCGTGGGTGGATGTGGCGAAAGTCGAAGATGATGTAATCCTTTCTGTGCTCATTTCCGATGAGGTGCCGGAGATAAAGTACGATGCGGGCGGAAATATTACCTACGCTAAAATAAAGATAGAAGCGGATGACGAAAAGATTGTAAAGGAATATTATCCCGATCGTATTATCCAGACGGTGAATGAAGAAACAACCGAATTGCCGAATCTTTGGGGATTTATACCGCTGGTCGAGTTTACTGCAGAGAAAGCGGAAGAAGACGCGGTTTCCAGGATAGAGAACCTTATCGATACAATCGATTTGATAAATGAGTACCATGCCGATATCAAGGCGATCGGTAAGCTCCATTCGGATCCTTTAGCCTGGGGGAATGTGCGGCTAAACTCTGAATCGCTGCAATCGAAAGACGAAGAGAAACGCGAAGACACAAAAACGGTACGCCAGATGCGCTATGTCCCCGTGCCTGATGGCGGGCAGATGCAATTTCTCGAGATGTCCGGAAACGTTATGAAGATAATGGCGGATGAGAAAGACAAACTCATCGAGCAAGTTCAGAATGAGTACCCGGAAATAGTTCTTGCGCAGATATCCGAAGGCGCAGCGCAGACGGGGTATGCCGTAGAGATGAAGCTTACGGGGTTAACCTCGATCATATCGCGATACCGCTCCATACTTGAGATAGGGCTTGAAAAAGTATTTGAATATGGCGCGTTGATGTTAGGCATGCAGGATGATACCAATATTGTGTTCGAGCCGGTTATCCCGAAGAACGCTACCGAACTGATAACGAACCTGTCCGTAGCCGTAGGGTCAGGTATCATCGATAAGGAAACCGCAACCAAAGAGATATGTAAAGCGCTCGGTATAGATGCGGCAGAGGTTCTGAAACGGATAAAAGAACAAGCCGAAGAAGAAGATTTGTACTCAAAGCAATGGGCTGCGACCGAAGAACAAGCGGATGATAGCGATGCAAAGGCGAGTTGACCTTAAAATAACACGCGAACTGGAGCGAAAGTATAGCCGTGTACTGAAAAAATTCTACGATAATCTTTCTGAGGCAATAAAAGAGATAAATTACGACCATGGGATTCTTACAAAACAATTCAATGATACACTGAAAAGTGCGATAGATGCTTATGGTAAGGATTTTACGAAGCTGTTAGAAACCACGTTTTTGGGTATGGATAAGCAGCTAACACAGGCATATTACGCCGAACTGTACAAGCAACTTCCGGCAGCTTTCCGGCATGAATCGCGCAAGTATAAGTTTGAAAAAACCGATGAGGATATCAAGCTATTCGAGTTTGTGCAAAACCGCTGGAAAGATATGACGCAAACAAACTACGCGGCAACCGCGTGGGTGATGAATAAACCGGCGCTTGATGGCATTAAGCTATCAAAACGAATATGGCTTCAAGCGGAAAAAACAGCCGAGGATATCAAAACGTTATTAACAGCATCATTGCAAACTGGGATGAGCGCGACTAGAGTACGGAACCAAATACTCAAGACGCAAACGCAAAAAGCACCTGAGATACCGGCGTATCTAAAAAAACAGATTAGTATGCTTTCCCCAGAAGGCACAGAAAAGGTAATCGAAAGGTACACGAATAAAAAGATGCGGTATAACGCGATGAGGGTGGCAAGAACCGAGATACAAAGGGCGTGGCGCGGTTCATATGTCGAGATGACGAAGAAGCTCCCGTTCGTGAAAGGCGTCAAATGGAATCTTTCAGCAAATCACCCGGTATACGATATATGCGATGAGCTCGCCACAGCAAATATGGGGTTAGGCCCCGGCGTTTATCCACCGAACGGTGTGCCATATGATGGGCAACCAGCGCACCCTCATTGTCGCTGTTATTTGTCCTCCGAATTAGATAGCGTGGAAAGCTTCGTGGATTCCTTGTAGCCCTAATGGGCTTTTTTCATATACACCTCCCTTCACCAAAGCGGGCCTCCCCAGGCCCGTTTTTTATTAGAAGAAAGGATGATGGCATGGGTTTGCCGTTAGTAACGATAGGAATTACCAATTACAATTACGGGCGATACCTCAAACGGTGTATTGATTCGATGCTGGGTCAAACGTATCCGAATGTGGAAATAGTGGTGGATGATGATGCCTCGACGGATGAATCGGTAGAAGTGATCGCGAGTTATGGGGACAGAATCAAATCGATTATTCACGAGGTTAACAGCGGCGGGGCAAAACGGGGTTTCTTAACCCTTCTGGAAAGAGCAGCCGGTCAATTCTATATGCCTTACGATGCGGATGATTGGCTGGAACCAGACGCGATAGAGCAGATGATGAGAGAGTTTGAGAAAGACCCGAATATCGACTTCGCATATAGCGGCTCAACCGTTCACTTTGAAGACGGGCGTCCTACGGAGGAGTGGGGTGCACAGTATATCCCGCCGACACTCGCGATCGCGCAAATGTTCCACAACGGCGGGAGCGCGGTAATCACAACTAAAGGGTTATATCGCACGGAATTTATACGAAAGTGTGGATTCATCGAATATATGGGAAGCGGTGTGGATACGTTGCAACTCCTGAACTATCTCCGGAACGGGATGCGGTACAGATGCGTTGAACGAAACCTACGTCACTACCGGGTACACGGCGGCAGCGATTCACACAACGTCGGAATG